ATCCATGCCCATGTCATCCATTTCGCCTTCTTCAGAGCCAAGTTCACCTTCGTAGTCATACTCTCCGTCGCCATCGACGTCAACTGCTACTCCAATTTCTTCGCTTGATTCCGGTTCCATTTCGTCCATTGCTGGTTCCATTTCGTCCATTTCTGTTTCAGCTTCCATGTCCATTTCATCCTCTTGCTCGTACATTTCTGCACCCATACCTTCTTCGTCTTCGTCTTCTTCTAATTCTTCAGACAATTTCGCAGAAAGCATGCTTTGGATTCTTGGAGTGAAAGCTTCTTCAAGAGCAATTTTTGCATTAGCTAAAGCAGTTTCTCTAACCGCATTTGCATCAGCAATCGCTTCTTTTAGCAAATCTGATTTTGCCATAAGTTTTCTCCTTAAATATTTTTTTCGGAAATAAGATTATTGTGAATCTTAATAGAATATTGTTATTGATTAACAAGGGACGCTATATTAGATAGAATAGCGTATTTTCATATAAATATAATGATGTACTAAAAAACAGTAAAAAAGCCCTAACATTGTTGCTAGGGCTTATTGTAATTAGATTTTGTTGATATTATTCTTGCGATGAACGTATCTTTTGCCAATATATTGCGTCTGACATTTGTTTGCGTTTAGCAGCACTAGGTTTTGTAAATTCCTTACGTTCTTTTAATGCTGTTAATACACCAGAATCCTTTACTTTCTTTTTCCAGAGTCTCATTGCAAATCCTAAATCTTTGTTTGGAACTGCTGCTCCAAGCGCTTGTCCTGGAATAATTGCTTCGTGATACTTTTGTTTTTTATTCATATAACTTGTTTTTGTGTTTACTATTTTGATTTTCTGTTTATAACTTTAAATTTGAATTTTAATACTTCTGGTAATTGCGAAATAAATCCTTGAATTCTTTGTGAGTCTTTACCAACATCATTTGTTTGTGTAAATCTCATATATCCAACACCCTTTTCAGCATCAAATTTATTTTGAATAACTTGCAATCCTTTTTTATTTGCAAAGTTTTCTATATCAGAACGAACGTCTGCATATGTAGAAGTATCAAATAATTTGTATACAACGCCACCTTGGTAGTCAGTTATTTTATTTACTAACTGCGCTTCTTTTATTTCATTTCCGGTCAAACCAAAAAATTCTTTATATAAATTTTTGTTCATCTGTATTTCCTATATAATAATGAATAATATTCAAATAACCAAATTAATCTACATCAAAGTATTTATTTAATTGTTGTCCTATATCTTCATATGCTATTGAAAGTCTTTCCTGTAGTTGAGACATTTCTTGCGCAGTCGATTCAAATGTTTTATATGAACTATTCAATTCTTTAAGATGTCTATTCATTGATACTTTATCAAACCAATCTGCATTTTCATTAACAACCATTTCAGCTCGTTCAATTATATTACGAACACGTTGTGTAATTTCTTTCAAATCACCCTTACCATATACTGATTCTGACATTGCAGAAAAGTTTTTTAATGACTGAACAAATTCGGATTTTTCTTCTTTTGTAAGTTGTGGTTGTTGATCACCTTCAACCATTTCTAATATATATTTTAAATTGCTCTTCATATTATATCCTACATTTCCCATTATCACAAAGAATTGACGTAATTATTTGATTTGTTGTTGTATATTTAAATTGTTTTTCTACAGATCCTGCAGACTCATTCATTGATGAAGGACGCATAAATGCTCCATGGGTAGATGGGTTTGAAACAAAATCCCACGCAATAAGTTCAAAGTCGTCTTGTACTTCAACTGCACCCTCTTTATAAAGTTCTTTTACTGAGCCTAATCCTCTACTTGAAATTCCTAATGTTATTCCTTCTTTAAACAAAGTTTTAAGTATCTTTCCTGAGGGCGTGTCTAATACTTGGACTGTACCCATCAAATCATCATTCTGCCACCAAACCTTAAGTATGTTATGTGATACGTTGTTTAAGTTGACTACTGATGACTCTGGATGATCAAGTTCCCCTAATGCTCTATTTTGTCCGATAAATTCTTGAGTATATCGTTTACATTCTCTTTCTAGAATATGTTTTGGATAAATACGTCCATTTTGATTTTTTGCTCCAGCTCTCTGTAATACTCCTTGTACTATAAAGCCTCCAGGAACGCCATATTGTTTAGCACTTTGTTCTGACAATACGCTAGGTGTAAATGGTACATATTCTAATAAAAGGTTGTTCATGTTATTCTCCTAATGCTCTTACTCTTTCAGAAATCTTAACAAGACGCTCTGATATTTTTGTTAATGCGTTATTAACTGCCGGACCATATCCATCTCTAGACAATCCTGATTCTGTTTTTAAACGAGATGAAAAACGAACAAGTTGTTCTATTTCTTGAAGCTTTTTTGAAACATCTTTAATCGTTTCTTTTACTTTTTTATCTGGTGTCATTTTTGAGTCACCTAATGCAAATTTTTTGTATGATTCAATAAGTTTCTCATATTTTTTATCCATTGACTCAGCGACGCCTGCATACTTCATTTTCTTTTTACGTCTAGCTTGTTCTGGTGTAGAAAATGCTTTTGGTGTATTGTATGCTCCTGCTCCTGATGATGTCGAAGCTTCGTCAATATCGTCATCTGCTGACGATTCTAATACTTCAATATCATATGCACTAAAATCTCCTATTAAATCTTCTATTTCACTTTGAACAAATGATGCATATACATTGCTACCATAAATAGTAACTTCTGGATATCCGTTTCTTTTATCAGAGAACAAGTTAAGAGCCTTACGAGCATCTCTTATAGATACTTCAATATAATATGGCTCATCAAGTGCTCCACGGAGACCTTCGACTTTCAAATCTTGATCTGTATCTTTAGCTAAATCTTGTGCTTTTTTTACTGCGGCAGGGTCTGCATTTTTATCTACTACAATAGCTTCATTGTACTCTTTATCTCGTACTTTTTTGATTGCATCTTCTCGACTCATACCCGACTTCATCATTCGAGCAATCATTATATCAGCAAAATCTTTATCGCCATCTCTGTCTTGATCTTGTTCTTCTAAATCTTTGAATTTAGATTCTATTTCTTTTAGAAATGAATTCATTAATGTACTCCGTTTAATTCTTTTATAAGATCAAAATAACGTAATAGATTTAATACGTGTGATTCTTTTACAATGTTAATATTTTCTACATCACATAACATTTCTGATAATCGTTCTACTTTAATTTTAGTAGCAGGATCATTAATTTTAGAAACATGGGCTTTCAATCCAGATTTAATTGATGGAATAATTGTTTGAATATATTCCTTTAATACTTCTGTATCATTAACATTTGTAATATATTTATTTAGTAATAATTTTTGACTTTCATCTAATACTGAATATTTACTATTAAATTTATCAACAAGAAGCTCATATGTTAATAATCGTTGATCTTTTGGTTGAGCTTTAAACATTTCTAAAACAGAATCTTTTTGTTTTTCTGTTTGTGCTCTTTCTGTTATAATAGAGTCGACTATGTTACTTTTACATTCCATCATTTGTTTTGGATTATCTGCGTCATCATTTTCGAAAATAATAAATGCAGATGCTAAAAGTTTATAATTTGGAACTCGTATTTTAGAAACTTGATTTAACTTGAAGTTATTAGAAATTTCTTTTATAAGATTATATCGTTCTCTTCGAAGTGTCGATTTGTTTAATCTATTATACGCTTCTTTTAAGCTTCGAATATATTCTAATGCCTTTGCTTCAGATTTAAATTGTTCTTTAAGCATTGCGTTATACAATTTTATTTCTTTAGCCAACTCAGTGTTCTTTCCAAAGTACTTTTTAATAATGTCAATCGTTACTGATTTGTCTGACGTCATAGTCTCTGATGTTAGTTTTCTTACCAACATCTCAAAAAGGATACCTGTGTTCTTATACTTACTATGTTTTAGTTTTTTCATTGCAATTCCGAAGTATATTTACTTATAAATATTAATCATCAGTTAAAATATTATTTTCATCTAACATTGAGTTTGTTTCATTTTGACTATTACTTAATGTTTCTGAAATAATTTTTGGTGATTTAGGTTTAATTTTTTTTAAAATATCTGAATGTTCTGTCGTAAAACTTGTATTTCCAGGATTTCTTCTATAAAATCTAGGGTCGCCAACAAATGCTGATTTTCTATTTTCTGGGTCTAATTCTTGTTTAATTTGTTTAGTACCAAGCGGATCCCATCCAAATGCATTCTTATGTTGACCTGACTTTATTCCTTCTGGAGGTCTGCCTCCTTTGTTTTTCGGCTCAAGTACATCTTTGCTACTCATATGGGCTGTTGCTAAATCGTGCGGTGTTCCATATGAACGGCCTGTTACTGTTGGATCATTTCCTTCTTGTTCAATTTGATTTTGACGGAATCCTAATTTAATATCTTCAGTAATATCATTTCTTTCCTGCAACCAATCTTCTTCTGACATATTAAATATATATTCATAAATGTATCTGTGAGAAACTAATTTTGAATCTTTCATTGATTGTGCTAATTGAATTTTTTCATTCATTAGTGCAACCTTCTGTTGATCATAAATAATAGATGGTGCAGTAAGTTCAAGTTCAAAATTAACTAAATCTTTATCTTCATACCCTTGAGCATATAAATGTATAATTGCAATCTTAGTTAATTCAGAAACAAATATCTTTTGAAGACGCTCTATTGTTCTAGCAAAACGAATATCCATAGATGCTAATGTAGATTTACCTTCTACTCCTTCACTATACCCTAAGAATGGCTTCGGTACTTTTAGTGCAGCCATCATTTTATGTTTAACATATTCAATATCGTCTATTCCGGTAAATTCCATTCCTTCCAATGTAGAAATTTCAGTCGATGAATTACCTCCTCTAACTGGCAAATAATAATCTTCTAACATATTATTAATGTTAAATTTCATATTGTAATTTCCAGTTTTTGGATCAACGTGTGGAATCTTTTTCATTTTATTGATAACTTGTTCCATATACCCATCAACTTCATTTGGTGGAATATTACCAATATCAATTTTAAAGATACGCTTTTGTGGTGCACGCATGATTCTGTGAATAAGCATTGCATCTTCCAGGAGCATTAATTTTTGGAATTCATGACGTGCGCCTTCTAACATACTTCGTCCATATGGAAGGAAATTTGAATCAGAAATGTTACGGAAATGTGCTATTTCAAATACATCATATGTAAGTTGTTCTGAAACAATATGTCTAAATTTAATATCATACTCACCTGTATTATCATTAAATTGTTCCCATCTTTCAATTTCATATGAAGAAAATGGACGTACATTTAAAATACCAATTTCATCAGCAATATCCAATTTCAAAAAGAAATCTCCATATTTTGCCATATTACGAATCCATGGCCAAAGATTAAATTCAATGTTCATTACATCATAAAATAAACTATAAAGAATTTTTTGAGTTCTGCTGTCTGATGATTTAATTGTAAGAATATCTCCGAATTGATCTGCTAATGTTGATTCATCAGCATATATGTCTAAAGCTGAAGATATAATAGGATCTTTATCCATCATTTCATAGTCAGTGTATAACTGCATACGATTTTGATGCATATAGTAATTTGAGTCATATCCGCCCATACCGCCGACCCGATGTTTATTCGAGCCATGGAGCCTTGTATATCTGTCGGCTACTTTACTTTGTGTTAAGTTACCTGTCGATTGTAGGCGGTTTGTATCAACTACACGAAGTTTGTCTTTGCCATATGCTCTGACAATTACATTCGTGGAAAATAAGTTTTGTAATCGTTTTCTAAGTGACGCCATAGTATTTATTCTTTTATACTAATAAATATAACTATAAGTTTTTCAACTGTATTATTTGATAAGCCAGGTTAAATCTTCTTCTCCGAAACCATTATCCCAATCCCACCCAATATCTTTAGGTCGATTATTACCAGTAAAAATGACGGAATCTGTTTTTTGAAATTGAGTTAACGCCCTTTTATTTAATTCAATACCTTGTTGTCTTAGTTTTAATGACGTATCCCGTAACCAAAGGCCAATTGCAAATGCCATAACTAAATCATCATTATAACCTCGTTGTGATTGTGCTTTGCCATTTTCCCAAATAAATACAAATAATTCTTGTATGAGTCGTTTTGAATGAATAATTGGAGATCCTTCTCTCATATACATTTCAAGTGATGAAATCATTAATGGTCTTGTTCGTGTTGTAGTAGATACTCCAGGTACCATTTTTGATTTGTCTTTTATATCATAACCTTTATTGAGTTGTACGTCTACATCAATATATCCATCATCTTTATATGTATAGAATAAGTTTTGATATCCTCTATCTAATACCGGTTGTATTGCAGCCCATCCAATATTTGCATTTTCAATAGCTAATAGTGCATTATTCCATTCTGAAGCAACACTTATTAACATATTGCCAAAATCTTTAGGTGGAAGTTTTCCTTTATATTCTGCTACCTGTTCTACAGTTTCTACATCTATAACATGAAATGTTGAAAAGTCAGATGCATCTCCCCGCGCGACGTCAGCTACTACTATGTAATCTTTTGAATAGTCTGGGTATTTCCATATCCAATATCCATTATCATAACCTCTACGCTCTATAGGTTCAGAACATTTTAATTCAAATTCTTGTAATATTGAACCATCAATTACTGTATGTCCAGAAGATATAAAGTCACAATCACATTCTTGTGCTGCGCCCTTTTCTCCTAATACCCGTGTCTGTTCATCTCTCCAATCTTGATGTCGGTCTGGGTGTACGTCCCATCGTAATCGTATTGTATTAAATCCGTTATGTCCTGATTCAGCTCCTGCCCATGTTTGATGGAACCAGTTACCAATACCATTTGGTGTCGACAATACTATTGCAGATCCACCAGTAGATAGAGTTGCTTGAGATGCTACCCATATTTCTTCAATATTCCTAATAAATGCTGCTTCGTCTACAATCAATAATGATAACGCTTCAGAACGTGCTCCTGTTGATGCAGATGAAATTGCTTTTATTTGTGAACCATTTTTAAATTTTAATGAAAGTTTGTTATTTGCAATCATATTACCCTTCAACCAAGAAGGTAAATTATCATGCATGACTTGAACTTTAGTAACTAAGTTTTTTGCTACTTCTTGGGTTGTTGCAATAACAAGTACGTTAAAGTCTTCATTAAATAACATTGCCCATAGAGCATATCCTGCAGAAAGTGTTGATATACCCAACTGCCGAGACTTTAATATAATATTATAACGACTATCTCGCAAATCAGTTAGAGAATCTTCTTGAAATGGATAAAGATTAAACTTTATTTTTCCTTTAACTGGGTGTTGAATATAACAATAATTACGCATAAAATATACAGGATCTGCTGCACATTTTTGATACTGTTCGGTAATGATTTGTTTTATATTTTGTTGAGACATATATTATTTACCAATTTTCCACATCATCCTAAATGAAATGGTGGGTTGTAGATTTTGGTTAATACCTAAGCCAGCTCCAATGACTTTTTTCTGTTTACTTCTCCAAAGTAATTCGCCGCCAATATAACTAAATTGAGCTTTATTGCCGGCTAACCCAAATCCGTAGTAGAATTCATTCTTAGAAATTAATGAATCTCTATTAATGATTGTCGTTGGAATATAGAGTGATGGCTCAACTTTTCTCCATATAATACTGTTTTTTGAAATTGTGTCATTAACAGTAATAGTACCTAAGCTATCTAAATCAATTACATCTGAATAAAAGTATTTTGCGTAATAATCTCTTAGAATTGATATTGTGTCAATATCTGCAGGTATAGTATCGTGTTCTGTTATTGTTTTTACAACATATTTAGGAACATATACTAGACTGTCAAACTTTACAGTATCCCATTTAGTTTCTATTTTAGTAATAACGGTGCCTTCTGTTAGTTGTTTATCTTTTTTTGGAAATAAACTAAAATCAAAAGAAGTGCCATGACACTGTTGCATTAGTATGATTACAATAACAAGTATCACTATTATAATATTCTTTATATTTTTAAAAAAGTGATTCATTATTTTTTATGGTATAGTTCATAAACCTTATTTACTAAAGTTGATTTTGATAACTTAGAATCTAATTCTACCTTGAATTCTTTTTTAGCAATTTTAAATAATTCAGCTTTTTTCATTGCACGAAGTGCACTTTTTGTATTTTTCTTTGTAGATGGTTTTCTACCTTTTCGTTTCGAGCCTGCTGCAGCTTTTTTAACGTCATTTACTTGTTTGATAAATTCTGAGGTTGATTCTTTCACATCTTCAATCTCTTGTTTAACTCTTTCATATCGTTTTGTAAATTCGTAAACTGTTTCTTCAACATGTTCGTCAATTTCAGTTTGGGCTTTTAACCAATTCCAAAATTGGTTTAGATATTTTTTAATCATTCTTATTCTCTATTTTTGTTATTTCTTGCATAAAATTTTCACGATACTCTTGAAACTCTTTCTCTACCTTTTCAGCAAATTCTGCAGGAGTCATTCTTGCGTCAACTGTTTGTGTTTTACCATCTGCATTTAATACAACATCATATGTTTTTGTATATGCTTCTTTTAACATTACGATGTCTTTCTCAGCACGTTTAATCCATTCTGTTGCATTTGTTTTCATTTTGTCTATTGCATACTCATTGAATTTACCTTCAATTCGAAGTTTATTTTCAATATCAATAACACAATCAAAACACATTCCATGGATTGATTTCATTTTCCGATCTAAATGATTTGGAGAAAGACACGTACATGTTTCTTTCGGACATTTTGAAAATGATGCTAATGAATCTCTAGTAGATTGAAGTGTTTCAGAATCTCGTTTAGTTTTCATCACATATCCATCTTTTTGTTCATAAAGATGTGTGATGCCAGATTTAGAATCTGTTTCTTCCCATGTTTCTCCAACTAATCTTTTTTTAGTATCTTTATTAGGTTTTGAAAATGTATGGGTTTTATTTGTTTGAAATGTATGCTCACCAGCTAACATCTTGTTAACTGCATCGACATTTTGTAACTTTTTTGACATAACTTATTTTGTTTTATTTATGAATATTTTTCTAACATTCTATCTGTTGCAATTTTTAAATAACGATATAATTCTTTTAATTTACCTTGATTTATAACTTCATTACCTTGATCGTCAGTCATTGTTCCTGTTTTTTGAACTGCTTTCAAAATCATTTTTACTTGCTCTGGGGAAGTTGGTTGATTTTTAATTAATGTTACAAAGCTATTTAATTGTGCTGTCGAATCTTGTTTTGGAGCTGCTTCAGTTTCTGCTGCCGGTGTTTCTGCTGCCGGTGTTTGTGGCGCAGGTTCTTCTGCAGGAGCAGTAGGTGCAGCTGGTGCAGGTGTTTCTGCTGCCGGTTCTTCCATTGGTACTTCTTGTTCTGGTGCAGCTTCTTCAGAAGGTTCTTCTTCAGTCTCGTCTTGTTCTTTAAGTACCGATTTAATTTTTTTACGAATAATTTCTCTAACTAAACGTTCTTTTTGTTCTCTTGTTAGATTTTCAATTTTGTCTTTAATATTATCTTTATTTTGTTTTTCGTCATCGTCTTGACGCTTAGACATTACTTTAGCAGCGTGTTTTGGATCATGTTCTCCGTCTGCCTTATAAGCTCTATCAGCATCTTTCATGTCCGGAACCATTGATCCATTGTCAATTACTTCTTTGTCAGTTTTACGAAGTACATTCTTTTGCTTTTCACCAGTAGAATTTGGCACCATATTTTCTGTTTCATCTCCTTCATAATCTTTAAGATCTTTACGAGGAGTTGGTTTCGTTGATTTTTCTAAATCCTTTGGTGCTTTATATTTTGATTTGTGCTTCTCTGCCATTTTGAAAATCCTATTTTAATATAAATATCAATTCGATATTTTTTGCTGTATTTTTAAATTATTAACGACCAAACTTTAATATACCTATCAATTGATTGACTGGTGCAAATGCACCTGTTAATTTGTATGTGTTACCTTTAAATGTAAATACAATTCCTTCTATAGGAACTATCTTATCTAATCCGCCTAGTTTTTCAATTCTCTTTAATTGGGTTTCAACCTTTTTAAGAATTTCTGGATCTTTACTTTGTTGTACTTGCTTTATTACTGTAGCAATATCTCTTTTAATTTCTTGTGTAGATTTACTTGGATCTGCGGCTAATACTTGAGATACATTTGACAATACAATAGCACCTAATCTCAAAAATATTGATTCAAATGGTTCCATGTTTTGTTTTTGATATGATTTGAAATCTTTTTTATCAAATGTATCTACCCATTGTACAAATTCAGGACTTTCAATTTGTTTTTTAACAGCAATAATTGATGTTGATTTGTCATCAAACGCCCATCTATCTACTAACGTATCTCTCAAATCATCTGATAAGTCATATCCTAATTGTTCAGCTTTTGTACTAATAACATCTCTCCACCAAGCACGATGATATTCAGAAATTAAATCAGTCTCTTTAAGTTCAAATTGATTTTTAAGTTGATCTACTTCCGCGAATAATGCTGATTGCTGATCTTCAAAATCTACCATACGACCTAATTTAATTTTTTGAGGTGGAATAAATGAAAATGTATTTTGCATATGTGCATTAGCATCTTCAATTATCTTTTGAATCATTGTGCCGCCTGTCATATCAGTCTGAACTTTATCTACTGTTGGTTTTCCTTTTGCGTTCGTTCCAATTCGATATTCAATTAAATTATGAAACTGTATATGAGCTTTGTCATAATTTATAATATTTTTTGTTGCCGGATAAATAATTTCCATATTTGCAAATACAGTGCCATTTTTAAAAATAGCATCTAACTTTTTAGGATCTACTTTATTAAATGCTGATTGTAAGTCTTGTCCTGCTTCTCGAAATGCATCTGATATATCACCTCTTCCTTCAAATTTACTTATAAGCTCTTCTGTAGATAATGGATTTACAATTGTGCCTTTATTCCTAGAAAATCCTACTTGTCCGTTCTTCCACGTTACTTGTAGGTTCTGGCCGTCTGTCTTTTCTGTTACTGCTTCTTCTATGTCTAATTGCCCCTCTAATGCTCTGGAAATTAGCTCTTTCATCTCATTAAAAGTTAATCCATGATCATCATATGGATGGGCCATGTGTCCTGCTGCGCCGCCTTCTGTCAATATAGTAGACTCAGCAACTAATCCTGTTGACTCCCTTAGTGAGTGTTCGTTGTCATGTCCGCATTTGTGACAAAGAAATACATCATCGCCGCCGTCTGCAATATTCCAATTCCAATTACATCCTGGTCCTTCGCAATATACCTTTCCATTCTTTATAATTTCTTTTAATGGAACGCCAAATGTAGTTTTGTCATATGTATCAAAATCATATACAAATTCTTTGCCAGTATTATTATTTAAAAATTTACGAAGTTTTTCTATTTTCTTTTTGTGTTTTTCGGCAGTTCGTACATCCATATATCCTTCTACAAATGCGTTAATATCTTCCTGCATTTGAGACGTCCACCATTCTCGAGAAAATGTACTTTCAATCATTTTGCCTGTAAATATTTCCCATACATTTTTAAGAATTTCATCTGTTATGCCAGGATATGAAAGTTTAAATGTATTATAATCACCGTCAGAAATTGCGGCTCGAGTTGCTGTTGCTGATATAGGTTCGCCTGATGGATATGTTATTGGGTCTGCATTTGCAGTTAATTCAATGGCATCAACACCTTGTGGAATTTTACGTCCTTTTTTATCTCCCGTTATTTTATATTTGTCTACGTTAGGAACAAATGATTTAGTTCTTA